ATTCTGTAGCACAACATTATGTCACAACATAGCAATAGGATGTTATGCTTTATGCTATAATTCAACAGGAAACTATAACATAGCAATAGGACGTTATGCTTTATGCTGTAATTCAATAGGAGCCAATAATATAGCAATAGGAAAAGACTCTGGAACTGATGCTGTTGCAAGTATAGGTACTCAATGCAATCAAATAGTTATGGGAAATGATGCCCACACTGATGCTTTTATTAAAATAGCATGGACTGTAACCTCGGATAAAAGAGATAAAACTAATTTTAATAATGTATTACATGGATTAAATTTTGTAAATCAATTAAAACCAATTCAATTTCAATTTAAAAAATCAAGAGAAAATCCTATACCTGTTGGAGATATAAGATATGGTTTCTTTGCCCAAGATATACTAGAGCTAGAAAAAGATAATCCTGTTATAATTAATAATACAAACCCAAACAATCTTAAATACAATGAAAGTAGCTTAATACCAGTATTAGTAAATGCAATTCAAGATTTATCAAAAGATGTAGAAGAATTAAAACAAAAAATAAATTCTTAAATATATTTATATATTTATAACCACAAATTAAATTAAAATTATGTCTATTATTAAAGAAGTTACAGAACAAAAATTTTTAACAGAAGAAGAAAAAACAACATTAAAAGAAATTCAAACTAAATCCCAATCTCTAGTAGTAGAGTTAGGTGAAATTTCAATGATTAAAATCCAAGTTGGAAATAGATATGAAATTGCAAAATCATATCTAACAGAAATATCAAATCAAGAAAAAGAATTTACAAAAACTTTATTTGATAAATATGGAAAATTTAATCTTGATCCAGAAACAGGCGAAATTATTAAATTAAATTAATTTATTTTAATTTTTGTCATATTTATAATAAAAATAATTTATAACAAATGGCAGAAACAATCGTATCACCTGGTGTACTAGCTATAGAAAATGATCAATCATTTATAACTCAACAACCGGTACAAGCAGGAGCCGCTATAATAGGCCCAACAGTTAAAGGTAAAGTAGGTATCCCTGTTTTATGTACTACTTATAGTGATTATTTAAATAAATTTGGCTCTACATTTTTAAGTGGTAGTCAAACTTACACATATTTTACCTCTATTGCAGCATATAACTATTTTAATAGTGGAGGAAATACACTATTAGTAACACGTGTAGTAAGTGGTAGCACATCTTTAGATTGGACACCTGCTACATCATCATTTATATCATCATCTGCCCATTCTGCAGGTTCTCCATATAATACATCTCCTTTTATATTAGAAACTTTATCTGAGGGAATAATAATGAACAGCACGGGACCTACAGGTTCATTTGGAACATTATTAAGTGGATCAGCTGATAATTTTAGATGGCAAATAGCATCCCCAAATATAAATGATGGAACTTTTTCTTTACTTATTAGACAAGGAAATGACTCAGATATTAATCAATCTGTTGTAGAAAGTTGGGGTCCATTATCATTAGATCCTTTTGCTGCAAATTATATTGAAAAAGTAATAGGAAATCAAGTTGAAACTATTCTTTCAGATAATAATGAATACTATATTCAATTAACTGGAAGTTATCAAAATAATTCCTCTATCATTAGAGTTAAACAAGTTAACCAAACTACTCCAAATTATTTAGATAATAATGGAGTTTTCCAACCTCAATTTACTGGATCACTTCCAATAACATCCAGTGGAACTTTTGGATCAGCTAAAGGAACTAACATTCCATCGGCAGCAGGTAATTATTATGAAACTATAACATCAAATAATATCCAAGGTCTTACAGCAAATGCATATACTGAATCTATTTCTTTATTAGCAAATAAAGATGCATATAAATACAATGTATTAGTTGCCCCAGGATTAATAAGTTCCCATGGAGCTCCTTCATCAACTGCTATTACACAAATCCAAACTACAGTACAAGAAAGAGGAGATGCTATAGCTGTTATAGATTTAGTACCATATAATGCTACAATAGGTACTGTAACTTCAACAGTATCCTCATATAATACACCATATATGGCTACTTATTGGCCTTGGTTAAAAACTATTGACCCTAATACAGGAAATCAAGTGTGGGTTCCCGCTTCAACAATGATCCCTAGTGTATACGCTTTTAACGATAGTGTTGCTGCACCTTGGTTTGCACCAGCTGGCATAAACAGAGGTATTTTGCCAACTGTTATTCAAGCTGAACGCATTTTAACTCAAGGAAATAGAGATACTTTATATCAATCAAACGTAAACCCAATAGCAACTCTCCCAGGTGCAGGTATTGTAGTATTTGGACAAAAAACATTACAAAAGAAAAGAAGCGCATTAGATCGTGTAAATGTAAGACGTTTACTAATTGAGTTAAAAAATTATATATCTCAAGTAGCAGATACATTTGTATTTGAACAAAACGATGCAAATACACGAAGTGAATTATTATCAATAATTAATCCTTATTTATCATCTATTCAACAACAACAAGGTTTAACTAGTTTTAAAGTAATTATGGATGAATCAAATAATCCACCATCTGTTGTAGACCAAAACCAATTAGTTGGGCAAATTTATTTACAACCCACTAAAACAATTGAATTTATCCTTTTAGATTTTAATATTTTACCTACAGGTGCAGTATTTCCTGCTTAGTAGTATACTTTAATAAAAAAATCAATATTTATAATAAAAAAATAAAATGGCAAACTTTACAGTATCACCAGGTGTAACTACTAATGAATTAGATCAAACATTTTTAACAGGACAACCTGTACAAGCGGGAGCCGCTATTATAGGCCCAACAGTTAAAGGTCCTTTTGAAGTACCAACATTAGTAACTTCATACTCACAATATACATCATTATTTGGGGATTCTTTTATAAGTGGAGGAATAAATTATTCATATTTAACTTCAATTGCTGCATATAATTACTTTAATTATGGAGGATCTTCATTATTGGTAGCTAGAGTAGCAAGTGGATCATATACTTCTGCAACATCCCCTACCATCACAGAAACATCATTAACACCTTCCACAACAAATGTAAATTTAACATATATTTCTACAAGTGTATCAAATCTAACAACATCCTCAATAGCATTAACATCTGCTACAACAAGTTCAAATTTAACATATATTTCCTCAAGTTTAGCATCTGTTGGTTCTCAATCATTAAACATAAACGGAATTACTTTAGTTTATACCGGTTCTGCAACTGTACCTGTAAACACATCAACAATAATTTATATTAATACAAGTTCATTTGCTGCATCAACGGTAACAGATTATGTATTTTCTTCTTCTGCGATTTTAGCAGTTAGTAGTGCAATATCTCCTTATAATACATCTGGGTTACAATTTATAAGTTCAAGTAATGCTAACCCAAATTTAGTATTAACTTCAACAACTTCTAACGGATTAACAGGAAATTCATTTTTTATAATATCGGGTTCTACAACATCATCATTTGGTGGTGGTACTAATGCAATATATTACCCATCCCAATCATTAAACATAAATGGTATTACTTTAGTTTATACCGGTTCTGCAACTGTACCTGTAAACACAACAAATACAATTTACATTTCAACAAGTTCATTTGCTAATTCAACAGTAGCATCTTATGTAGCAACTTCTTCTGCAATACTTAACGTTAGTAGTTCAACATCCCTTTATAATACATCTGGGTTACAATTTATAAGTTCAAGTAATGCTAGCCCAAATTTAGTATTAACTTCAACAACTTCTAACGGATTAACAGGAAATTCATTTTTTATAATATCGGGTTCTACAACCACATCTTTTACCGGTGGTACTAATATAACATCCTTTACTTTAGAAACAATTTCACAAGGAATTATTATGAATAATTCCGGATCAGAAACTTTAGGAGCTTTAGTTAGTGGTTCAAAAGATAATATACGAGTTGAAATTACTAATTTAAATACAGGATCAGGTACATTTAATGTATTAGTTAGACAAGGAAACGATACAACAAATAATAAAAACATACTTGAATCATTTAATGGAGTTAATTTAGACCCAAATTCAGATCGTTTTATTTCTTTAGTAATTGGTGATCAAAAATTATTATATAGTTCAACAAATAATCAAATGGAATTGACTGGAACTTATCCAAATATTTCAAGATATATACGAGTTAAATCTATTGCATACACAACCCCAACATATTTAGATTCAAACGGAACTATTGCTAATAATTTATATCTTGGATATTTACCACTAAATCAAAGTAGCTCTTTTAGTACAGCTACAGGTACAGTTGCCTCAAACGTAGGAACAACAATGTACGATAATATAGGCGCAACAACACAAGGATTAGCAGCATCAGATTATAATAATATGGTTGCTTTATTTGGAAATAAAGAAGCATACCAATTTAATCTATTATTTACCCCAGGTCTATTAAACGACAAACATACCCCAGTAGTATCTACAATAATTTCAAATACTCAAAATAGAGGAGATAATTTATATGTGCTAGATTTAATCGATTATAATGGCACAGTTGCATCTACTATAACGCAAGCTCAAATGAGAAACACATCATATGCTGCTTCGTATTGGCCTTGGGTTCGTATCGTTGATCCTGCAACAGGAAGACAAGTATGGGTACCTGCTTCAACTGTAATTCCTGGAGTATATGCTTTTAATGATAAAGTATCTGCACCTTGGTTCGCACCAGCAGGAATAAATCGTGGTGGATTATCTACAGTACTACAAGCTCAATTTAAATTAACTCAAGCTAATAAAGATTCATTATATAGTAATAACATTAACCCATTAGCTACATTACCTAGAAATGGTGTTGTAGTATTTGGACAAAAAACATTACAAAAACAAGCATCTGCTCTTGACCGTGTAAACGTAAGACGTTTGATGATTGAAATGAAAAATTATATTCGTCAAATTGCAGATACAGTAGTATTTGAACAAAATACAATAGCAACAAGAAATTCATTTGTAGCTAGAGTAACTCCATTCTTAGAAGGCATCCAACAAAAACAAGGATTGTATGCTTATAAAATAATAATGGATGAATCAAATAATGGACCTGCAGTAATTGACCAAAATCAATTAGTAGGTCAAATTTATATTCAACCAACTAGAACAGCAGAATTTATTTCATTGGATTTTATCTTATTACCAACAGGAGCTGAATTTCCTGGATAAAAAATTAAATTATTAAATATTTATAATAAAACAAAATTAAAATAAAAACAAAATGGC